CGATCCTTCGGATGTGGAAATCGGGGAGGTGGTAGTGACCGCCCAGGCCACCACGTCGAACCGTCTGACCAACATCGACCAGCGCGACAATGCCACGGCCTCGGTGAAAATCGATCTCATGGAGATGACTGAGACCGGTTTGGTATCGGCTGCCGATGCCCTCCAGGGGAAAGTCTCGGGGTTGGATATCCTTAGTGCTTCGGGCGACCCGGGGTCAGGATCCTCCCTGGTCATCAGGGGGCTGAGTTCCATGGGAAACAGTCAGCCACTCATCGTCATTGACGGGGTGCCGCAGGACCGGGTATCGCGCGATTTTGACCTGGCCTCGGCCGACCAGGAAGATATCAGTAACCTGATCAACATTGCTCTGCAGGACATCAAGTCCATCGAAGTCCTCAAGGATGCCGCCTCCACCGCCGTATACGGCTCCCGGGGGGCCGACGGGGTTCTCCTGATTGAAACCCACAAAGGGAGAATGGGAAAAGTACAGTTCGACTACCAGTATAAGAATACGTTTAACATCCAGCCTCCGGCCATACCGATGCTGAACGGCGATGAATACATCATGCTTCAGCACGAAGAGTGGCACAATGCTTACGGGGTGTTCAACATGCCTCCGGAAATCGCCTACGACCGTGACTTCGCCGACTTTTACAACTATTCGGCCAACACCGACTGGATTGGGGCCATCACCCGTAACTCGATGAATCATGACCACTATTTCAAGATTTCGGGAGGGGGACAACGTACCCGCTATTTTATATGGGGCATAATACGAAACATGAAATATTCATTTTGATTAATATTGAAAATTAGTGAGTTACAAATGTAGTTTAAAAACGAAGTATGCAAAAAGTTGAATAATGATTGATTTTAATTTAAGCCGCAAAAAAAATTTGTTGCTTTTTTAATGGGATATTACATTGCCGCGATAAAAGCCCATCAAACGCATAAAAAGAGGCAATATCGGCATTTTTTGAAACGTAATAATGAACGCAAAATAACGTAATAATGCCGGTTAAATAATCAAGTTTTTTATACCAAAAAATGTCCGCCCATTGTGTATGTTTCGTTTTAATAATGGAATGGGCGGACAAATGGGCGGACAAAAAACAGTATTTTAAGTCATGTTACAGGGGGGTATATTACAGTTTTTAGGCTAAAAAATACGTTTTTTTTATGGTTATGGGGGGGTGTATTGCAGTTTTTTGAACTAAAAAACATAATAATAAAATATTAAGTTATTGAATAGTAATAAGTTGGGTTAAAAATGTGTTGTTTTTGACACAGTGGAAAAATAAAATGTATAATTCGTTATAAATCATTTTCAATAGCCTGTACAAACTTCGCAATACTCACCTGGTCTGCTTCTGTTTGCCAGGGGAATTCCGTTGTCTTGAAGCACGAGAGTTCGTAATTTACATTTTTATTCACCCGTTCGTAAAAGGAAACATCAAGATCCATGTACCTGCAAAATTCCTTATGCGGGTACCCTGCCTTTTGAATTGCATACACAGTTGACGATGCTGCATACAGAGGCTTTGTTTTGAGTTTCGATAAAATTTTAGCCGGTATGATATCGCCGGCCGTGTGGCACGAGGAGTGATTTTTAATTCCTGACTTCTCCGCCAATTGCACGCTCAGTACTTCGCTATGCCCGGCCAGCAGCAAATATATCTTCAGCCCGTATCTTCCAAGGGTTTCTTTTATTGAATACAGAGATGACTGTTTAAACCTTTCCCTGTAATCAGGAATGGATACATACCAGAGTTCGAAGTCCTCAAGCACGGTTCCGAACACAACAGAGTTGCAACCTAAAAGCGGCATAACAGGTATGTACATTGCCATATACCCTGTTCCTATGTTGAAGCCATGCCGACCTATATACATTTCACTCACTCGCTCAAAGTCAGTAACTATCTGCAAAGCACTAACCTCTTCACATGCCCGCATCTGCCGTATTTTATAAACGCGGTTAATGTGAACTGGAATGCCCTGTGTCAGGTACAAAGCAGCGGCGCTGTCGGTTCCGCCGCTGAAGTTCATCAGCATATTCCACGATAGAAACAAGTAGTCCGGATCGGGCAATTCAACCTCGTCAAGGTTTTTTAGAAAAATCCACATCATTATCTGAAAATACGCATCAGGCACCTCGGTGAGATATCCGATGATGTTGTTCAAAAATGAATACACAGCAAAAAACTGACGATCTGCAAAAATAAGATCGATGCGCTTCGGGTGGACCAATACCGATAACCTCCTTGTTGGTATGCTCATTTCTATAACTTTGTACAAGCCTTTTAGGTATTTTATTCAATCATTTGTCTTTTTACTCTCTCAAATTTTTCAAAAAAAACCTTATCTGTTTCTACCAAATTCTTAACATTACGGCAGCCATAAATTACCGTCGCATGATCGAAATTGCCCAGTAGCGCTCCTATCTCTTTTAACGAATAGGTTGACTTTTTTCTGTAAAAATACATTGCAGTTTGCCTTGCTTCCACCACTTCGCGCTTACGGGTTTTTTCGCGCAAACGGTCTTGACTTATATTCCAAACATTGCATACTGCCCTGTCAATTATATCAGTTGGATTTTTGATCATCAAACCAGGTATGGCGTAAATGGAAATATTCATTTCGATTTGTTTTCATTTAATTTCCTTATTCTCATCTCAAGCAAATTTATTACCGATGAACAATTTTTGTTTTGCTTCTCATAATCAATTTCAGAAGTCAATTCATTTACTGTAAAGCTACAATGTTTTAATGTACATCTGATGTCATCCACATTGCCCATATTAGAGATTCTATATTCCTTCATGCCAATTGCTTTTAAAGTGAATATTCTGCTACCCGTTTCCCGTTTATTTCAATCATCCGGCTGCGGATCTGCAGGCCATGATCATGTGTCAGGTCGTAAATTCTTCCGCTTAGGCGCAGGCATCCGAACATGCGCAGTGCATCCAGCGAGGTAATAGTATTTCCCAGCTGTAAATGCCTTTTAATCCTTTCGTTTTGCGATTCTTTTTTCATGGCAATCAATTTTTAACTTTCCATTTTCTCAATTTTAATTCACCTTTCCGGTTAATTATTGTCCGTTTTTTTTCAATATATAACCGGCTGGTTTCAGTTTCAATATTTACAAACACACTGTTCTGAAATAAATCTTCAACGCATTTTAACCCAGGTATAAAAGACATTGCAACGCTGTCGGCCTGAGTAATTGTTGATGCCTTAAATACCGTTGTTTGAACAGGTTTCATGGTCTGCGATACAATCAGGTACCCTACCTGCGTTCTATTATCGGCATTGGCAATTGTGGCAATGATTGTTGCGACAGTTATTGCCACAATTCTGTAATATTCTATTCTTTTCATGATGTTGTTTTTATGGGTTATGTAACCCTGTTTATACTTTGTACCCGGTAACGGATTCTAACCGCTGATCTCCTGCATATCATGCAGGTGTGTTGGACAGTTACACTAACCGGGCAGTTAGTGGCAACCCTAAGAAAAGATATTGCCAGCTATTTCAAAGTCGTTTATATGGTCTTCAAAAAAGAAATTTCCATCGCATCTATGACAAGGAATGCAAATATCTTTAGTTGGGGTATCCAATTGAGCAAATTCCCATCCGTTGCAGTTTTCACACCATAAAACGCAATTACCATCGGAATCAAAATCACCTTCATATATTTCAATGCCGTTTTTATCTTTGTTCCCAGTAAATTGAACAATTTTACTTCCGTGTGTAAGTATCGGATATTCGCAATCAATAAACTGATTAATTATTGCTCCACCCGCTCCTATATCTGTTAATTCAAATGGCATTGTAAATGATTTTGTTTTTTCATGCCACATTTTAAATTGTATTCTTCTTTTCATTTTGATATGTGTTTAATTTATAATTTAATACAGGGCAGCCACTAACACGCAATAAAAAACAAAAGGGTATTATCTGTAATTCAAGCGTATGACTGTTTGCAAGGTTTTAACGGTGGATAAAGAAGTGGTTTTAAATCCCTTTCGTTTCTTATTGCCACCGTTCCGGGGAGCATAAAAAAACAGTCGTATCAATCAATCAATTAAGTTCAAAAGCTCCCCGGATGGTGATGATGGAATTTAACAGAATGAACGCCGGTGATTGAGGCTCACCGTAGCCTTATACCTCCAAGAGTTCCTTTTTTGGTTCAACATAAAATGTCTCATCCTGAACAACCTCAATACCTACCTTGATAAACTGTTCAGCAATTTCAGGCAATTCGCGGTCGGCAATCAGTTTATCTTTGGCCGGTTCTTCACTCGTGCGCACATAGCCGGGCATAAACTCTTTTAACAGGTTGGTAACAGCGCTCCAGGTAAAGCCTTTTAATGTTTTAAGCTTAGGTGTGCCGGTACGGAACCCAACAACACCATACATGGTTTCCAGGCTTTTTTTCTTAGAAAAAATCTCGTCCTTGTTTTCAAGAGCAAACACATTCATCACTTCAAATGCCTGGGCCTTTTTCTCCTGTAATTCTGCCAGCTGATCCTGGTACTTCTCCCTGATGCGGGTAATATCCACATCCATTTTTGCAGTTATGTGCTGCATCTTTGCATCTGCAGCAGCAAAATCTGCAAATTTTTGTTCAAACTCATCGCGTGTCACTCCCGACACAACGATCTTTTTTTGTCTTGTTTTTGACATATCTACATTAATTTTAAGGTTAAAATTCTTCATATTCCGTTACAGCATGAAAATGTGTGAGAAATTCTCGTTCGGCTTCGTCAGGGCTCATAAGTGAATAGACAGTATGTTCGCGTTTCACAATTTTGTTCCATTCCCATCTCAGTATCTTCTTGTCGGCCCGAATTACTGACTCGTGAAATGGATACTGGAAGCCGAATTTTTTGGAAATTGCTTCTGTTACCCGGTATTCAATCGTAAAATAATCGGGTAGCAATACTTTCACCGGAGTGGGTATATCAACCAGGTAAGCCTCGCTTGCATCGTGTAGCAACGCAGCCAGTTTATGATTGCGAGGAACCAAAGCGGCAACAATAAGGCTGTGCTGTGCAACGCTGTAAAACTGCTGAATATGCCCGCCAAACCGGCAAAGGTTGCTCAGAGCATGGGCAATGTCCTCGATGCAGATCAGCTCCGGATTAGGCGCCAAAACATTAAACCTTTTACCTTTATAAGTGGATATTATACCCGGCCCAAAATCAATTTCACTTTTGTTTTCGTTCATTTTACCATATTTTTAAATGTTTTTTCTATCGCTCTTTTAATTTTCAGATTCTTAGGAGCTATCATTCTCTTTAACCTGTACTCAACTACCTTCTCAAAAAGGGTTGAAGCTCTTACATGCCTTCCGTTTATTACTACTGCGTCATCAGTTGTTTCCACCCACTCCGACCGGTTGTGGTATGTTGCAGAAAACATCCCGAATTCGCGGATTTCAACCTTATACCCATTATCTTCGAAAAATTTCCGTATTTCGTTTGGCGTGAAAAATATCTTCAAAACCATCATTTCATTATTTTTTTACTACATAACTTGAATGTCGCCTGAACTTGCTTCCGGAGTGTTGAGCGTTCCTTTTATATGCGCCCTGGTCACATTAATGTGGTAGCACACAATGTTAAGTTCTCGCAGCTTATCACGGTCGTAATTAGCGATAAGGCTTGTCAGTAATTCACTATTGAACAATGCCTCTGGTTCGAAAAACAAAAACCAAATTGCCCAGGTTGCGAGTGTTGATAATCACAGGATTGCAAGCGACATAACCAGCACAAGTGCCAGTCAATGATAAAAAAGGCGATAAGCGAAAACATTGCTAAAGCCAAAATAATTACATAAATATTCTTTTTCATAATTTATTGATTTTGATGAATTTCTTCTATTTTTTTTAATTCAGCCTTAGCGCGAATTCCGAGATAATTATCGAACGTACTTTTGGATATGTGAAACTGATGTTCTATTTTGTTTCTGTAAATCCAAGAAAGGGTTGCTCCTCTTTTTTGGCTTTCGAAAACAATTTCCTGTACTTCTGCCACTCTCATAAGGAAGTTGATGCGTCGTGACCTAAGCCTTTTTTGGTGTTTTTTATCCATTAATTTCGTGTTTCCATATAATTTACCATTGCTTCTTTGAAATCACGGGCGGTTGCAGTTGTGCGACTTTTGCGCACAAATTCGTAATACACATCGCGTAATCGGCTTACGGGTATTTTTTCAAATGATTTATACCCGGCAGCTCTGCATGCGATACTTATAACCCGCTCGGTGTCGTAGTCGTTCAGGTTAATGTCCTTGCACCAACTGAATATTGCAGCCAGCACCCTTTTCCGCCACTTATCACCATCGGCGACCAGGCTGCGGATGACCTCATCCAGTTGAGCCTCAGTAAGTTCAGTACTGCTTTCAATTCCCATGCTTTCGTACATCATTTCCTTTTTGCTCCCACGAATGCCGTTTTTCGTGCAAACAATGTGAAACTGCCTTATGAGGCGCTTTTTTTTGTCTGACAATGTTGCTTTCATGTTGTTTTATTTTGATGATTTTAATCGTTCTGCCCAGTATTTTTCGGCCATTTCAGGCCATACATCGTAATAACCGCTTCCACCGTAGCGACTTTTTGAGAATGCCCGGTAGCCTTCAACCATAATTTTCACAAATGAGCGGTAGCGGATGGCTTCCGCCACGGCGCCTTTGGCTTTTTTCCCTTCCGCATGGCTGGTGAAAATGAACAGTTTGTTTCCGAAGTCGTTTAGCAGGTCGACGTAATCATCCTCGGAAAATTTCCGCATAAACTGAACGGAATCGAAAAACACAATATCGGGCGCGTTGCGGGCTTCGAGGCGTTGGCGCACCATGTTTACCGGCTCTTTGTCGAGCAGGTAAACATGGTCGCGGCTGGTGTCGATGTCCTCCTGCTGCCACACCTGGCGGATGCTCTCGGCCTCTCCTTCTTCCAGGCTGTTGATGAACACCCGTCCGAATTGTCCCAAATATTTCGCCATCTGTATCATAAACCTCGTTTTTCCGTGTGCCGAATCGCCGTAAATTATCCAGGAACCTGTCACTTCCGGTCGCCCGATAAGCTGCAGCCACTCGTCTTTAAAATCAAGAACATTGAACCGTTTCCGGTAAAGGTCGGTCGATGTTATCGGCCTTCGTAATTTCATTTCCGGCATTTTCTTCAGCTTTTAGTTTTCTTTCCAGACTAATTTGAATAGGTATGCGGCGTAGACTCATGTTTGTTTTTGCATGAAGCCGCTGCACATCATCACAGCCGTTGGCCAGGCCAATCTGCGTAATCTGTTTTTTCTGAAAAGCTGCAAACTCCTTGTCGTTCACCGGTGTAATGCGCTGGTACTTGTTTCCAAGGCGTGAGAATATCTCTGCAAAACCAACCTTCTTATAAGTTATGTGCCGGTTGATTTTTGTTGCCAACCCGTCGGCTCCCATTGCATACCACCCGCAATGCTTATCTGTCGCATTCCACAGGGCCTTGAATTCAAGGTAAGTCGGGTAGCGAAGATCTCCGAACTCATCGAGGATGATCAGCGGCCTGTCGGTTGTTTTTAGAAAGAATACCAGGGTTTCAAATAATTCATTGAAAGTGGCGTCGGTTGATAGCCCGAACTCCTTCGAAATTGCTTTAATGAAGTCCTGCTTCGACTTATTGCGCCCACAATCTATAAAAGCCACATTTTTGTTTTCACGTGCATACATTAACGCAGTGTGAGTTTTGCCAATGTCCGCCCGGTCGCATAATATGCCTGAAACACTATTTTCCTGCGCAAACTCCAGCTGCTTCCAAATGTGGTTAAAAACAGCTGTGCGGGCAGTTTTCATGTGCACCTCGTTCGTAAGAGGCACATCGTACTTTCGTGCGATGTTTATCCAGTTTGCATCACTCAAAACCCCTTCCAGTTCCGGCTGCATTTTCAATATCCTCGTCAACTGGCTTGGTGATATCCCAAGCGCGGCCGCGTGCCTTATACGTGAACGATAATTGCTTTCGCGGGACCTTACGGCCTCGATAATCTTTAATTTTTGTTCCTTTGTAAGCATATTAATAAGGTTTTAAAAGTCGTTCAAAGCATTATTTCCGTAGTCTGTTTCGTCAAAGTCCAGATCGTCGATGTTGCTCACACCACTTTTTCGCGGTTTGAAAACTTCCACATCCTTCGTTTCAATGTCTTTCCCGTTCCTGGGCAATATGCCCACCTTCGCCCAATCTTCGTCCTTTGCGTACTTATCGAACATAGCCACATACTTATCCTGTTTCAGTTTCGCTGCGTCGTCCTCTGAAGTGCGTTCTGCTTTAGCTTCGTTGTAGGTAGCCAGCTTTTCAGCTATGCAAATAAATTCTCCGTTTTGGTACAGATAAACCTCCGGAATATTGCCGTCGTTGTCGGGCATATAGTAAGCATTCACTTTCAGGTTCCCCGGGGCCAGTTTTTCCACAACAGACGGGTGCGGCAACTGGTACCTTTCATATTGCACCTTAACATATTGTGTGTTGTAAATGCTTATTGATTTTACTTCGAAACCAATGTACTTATACACAAGCGCTTTATTCAGCTTCGGTAGATCCGGATTAATGTTTCCGATAAGCACTTGCATGCGTGACATGCCAGGGTAACGTTTTTGTTTTGGGTGAGGGGCGTTGTTGTATTCCAGGCAGTCCTTAATATCGTCCATAATCATGCGATCTGCAGCCTTCATCGTTAACCTGAACTGATCGTCAACCTTGTCAATAGGTATGCGGTTGTAAACCGATTTTAACCACCAGCGGCCAACGCCCGGATGGTTGTTCTTTTCAACCTGGTACTTCACTGCCCGGTTGAAATGTTCGGCCCGCTTTTCCTTGCTGTTTGCCGGGGCACAGAATGTCACCAGCGGGAACATCATGGAAAGTTCCAGTTCATACTTGCGCACCAGATGGTTTTCCACTTCCACCTCCAGCGGCACTCCAAATCCGTGACGGTCAATAAATACAAACATGTCTCGAAGGCAGTCCATGAACAGAGTTTCGTCTTTGCTCATACTGTATGCAGAGCCTATGCGGCAGCCGCTGGCCACGTCGTAAGCGTAATATGCTTTCACGCGTTGTTTTGTGGCAGCGTCCTTCCACACCAGGTCGCGGTCGTCGAGGCTAATTTTGCTGAATGAGAAATTGGGTGAGTGGCGGTGGCGGTGCGGGCGGTGGCGTTCGTCGAAATCTTTGAACCCCATCCGCTTTTTATTGATATGAATCTGGTTTTTGTTGTCGTTTACTATCTGCCAGGCGCGGCTCTCAGAAAAGGTTACCGGTTTACCTTCGTTGTCCAGGTAATCCTCTCGCTCAAAGAATTCGCCGGTCTTTTCGTTCACCAGGTCAATTTCTCCAGCCATGAACTGACTGTATATTTCAATAATTTTTGTGTTGAAAGGCCGCGAGGGCAAGGTGGCGATGTAGCAGATGAGCTTTTTGAGTTTGTCAGAAATCTTCAGGGCGTTTTCATTGCCCTTGTAGTTTTTAATCAGGGCTTCATACCCACGGTCGATGTAATCTTCCAGCTTATCGCGCAGGGTGCGCGGGTTGGTAGGCAGCAGGTTGGGGAAGTTGTGGGTAGTTTGCGGGTCCTTAATCAGTTTCATGGCGTTTTTGTAGAACTGGCTAATCAGCGGGCGCTGTCCGTGAGCTGCGCGGGTCCGTGTGTGTGCTTCCAGTTCCACTTTCAGCGCGTTTAGAATGCAGGCGCCATTGCTGTATAGCAGTATGTTGTCCTGTTTTCTGGTGGGAATCGGTGAGCCGTCCGGGTACCGGTAATTGGAAAAGTACTCAAAAGCTTGGTAATCAATTTCAATCTGGCTTATATGTTTTTTTTTTACAATGTCGAAAGGATTTCCCCCGAGCTTCCGTTCAATCTTATCGCGGAACCGTGGCGGAATGGTCCGGTAGTCCACCAGTGCTGTTGTGTTTTTGCAAGCACGGCGTACTACTTTAATCTTGCCACGCCGTTTTAATATATCGTAGTTGTCTGCTGACAAAATCCCCTGGTCTATGAGCCAACGTGCTTCCACCGATAATATATTATTGTAAAACTCCATATATACTGCGACGTATAACTGCGACGGAACCCTTTGAAGTTATCGCCGGGCCGTCGCAGTAATTTTATGCTGAATTCAAAACTTTTTCGCGAGCTTCAACTATCCGGCAAAGCGCATCCACTGCCTCCTTATGATTTTGTGATTTTTCGCGCTCCACCATTTGGCGTGCGTTAGCCGGAGATATATATCTCCCCAGCTTTTTTGAAAGAATATGGCTCACGGTGTTATAGTCGCCATATTGTTTTCTTTTAATAATTTGTTTTTTATCCATTTTTTACCGTACTTTTGTTTATTGTTTTACAAAGAAAAAAAGAAATGTTGATATTTGCAAACATTTCTGAATATTTTTATGGAAAAATTTGAAATAAATAAAAGGATTAAGCAATTGATTAATTATTTGAATTTTAATCAACGTGAATTTGCGAAAGAAATAGGTGTTTCAAGCAGCCGTATGAGTAATATTATCACATTTCGTAATCGTCCAGATTCAGAAATGTTGCAATTAATATTATTTAGGTTCAGAAATGTTAATGCCGATTGGCTCCTAACTGGAACTGGAAATATTGAAGAGATAAATAATAGAAAAATTGTAGAAATTAATGCGGAATTTGAAAAAATTCTGAAACTACTAAAAGAAAAAGATCTACAAATAATCAACTTAGCTATTGAAAAAGGGGTACTTCAGGAACAGGTGCGAATTTTAAAAAAACAGCTTGGGTATTCTAACTCAAATATTGCTGCCGAATCATAATTAATACCCAGCTAAGTGCCGCCCGCGTTTTGCGGAGTGGCACTTCAGCGGCTGTTATGAATCGTTTTTTGTGTTAATTTTGAAAGATTAACCAAAAATTTAATATCATGAAAAAATTATTACTATTTGTAATTATCCCGTTTATCGGATGTTCGCCGAAATACATGATTCAGTCTGTTGGCATTGACTTTACTAAATACACTACCCGGGGATTCACTATTTCCACTACTACCATAAACCAAATATTTGAACCGGTAGGGTTGGTTGAAGCTTTTTGCATCGAAGGCATATCACCCGATAAGCCTAAACCAAAAAGCTTTTCCGACCCGATTTATACCGCCCCACAGCGAGGTAGTGATTTTGTATCGTGCACTACTCAAGACATATTGGAAGTATTATATAACGAAGCTGTTAAAATGGGTGCGAACGGGATTGTTAACCTCCAATTTTACCTATGGGATATTAATAATCGGGATGTATTTATAGCTAAAGGCGAAGCAGTGAAAATTCAATAAGATTTGTTTTAATAAAAATCATTTAATTCATTTGCTCCTGTACTACAATTTATCAACTCAGGGGCAAAATCACTGAGTTTTTTTAAACAAAATAAAGGCACGGCCTGCTATGGTGGCCTAAAGCGAAAGCTTCGGCTGGTTTATCGCCCTGCGGTAAATTGTAGTACACACCTAAAGCAGGCAGTGTTCTTTTTAACCATTTAAAAGGCTATGGAGGCGGAAAATGAATTGTTGAGCTACACTGAAGCCGGGCAGTACGAAGCCGCTTTGAACGAGTTTTGGGAGGCTTGGCTCACGCATGAAAACACTGATTGCCTTAATGCCGGCATACAATCTGAAATGCTTATGATGTATAAGCACCTTCGCAGATTCCTGAACAGGATCAGCTGATTCCTGTTGTTTCGGAAAAGGCGGTCTGGTAAGTGATACGATATACTTTCAGGCCGTCTTTTCTTCTTTCGGGTTGCGCATTAATGCGTGAGAATGAGCTAAGGGCGCTATTGCTCCATCCCTGCAGCGCTTCATGCACAGCTTCAATAACATCTAGGAAGCCAAGTGATGTCTCCCTGACCGGCGATGCCGAATTGGTTGCCCCGGTAAAATCGAAAGCGAGGCGCAGAATTACGTTTGCCGTTACAATCTGTATGTGTTCCCCTGTATCGTCGCACTGCGGATAAGTAAGATCAACCAGGCAGGCCGGGAATGCCACCGGCGGGCGCTGGGTGAGTATGTCGAGCTGGCCGGTATCGATGTCGATCCATTTGATCGCCGGTACCTGGCTTTTCAGCCGGTTGCTGATCAGGATAATAACTTCTTTGTTCATGACTTTAATGTAATATGTTTCCTAAAAAGGTTTCAATTCTTTCCACCATTCTTGCGGCTAGTTCTTTGCTTTCGCCCATGAACTGCCGTTGCGGCAGGTTCATTTGCTTATTGTGTTGGTCCACATTTACCGGGCCATGTTTGGTTCGCCTGGTATGTGCCGGTACCGTAACCTGCCCTTTAAAGCCTTCGTTGTGTGCCTTGGCATAGGTTACTTCTTCGTTACCTGCAGAAATAACCACTTTGTCGGGACTGATCAGGCTGGGCTGGATACTGTTTACCAGGGCGCCGCTCTCTACCAGCAGACTGCCTGTTTTTTTTTCATTTTTCGCTTCCGGCCATAAGTTACCGTCGAACCCTTTTTTATTAAAAGTATCTTTATAATACTCTGTAGCTTCCTCAGCTACAATTTGGGGCAGTGCTTCGCCGGCCTCTTCGGCGACCTTCAAAAAATAGTCGGCTAATTCATTCCAGGTCATTTAAGAAGTTTTAAGTTTCGAATTCCAAGTTCAGTAAACCAACAAATTTCTTACCTTTGTATTACCAGCCGGGTTGGCGGCCTAAGCCTGTTTAGCGCCCGCGGTGGCTCGAGCAGTCGGTCCCGATTTTTCGAGACGTCACCCGGATATCCGCAAAAAACCTTTCTTGTTATGGGGAAGGTTTTTTTATGAGCAGGCCGCTGCGGTATAAATTCATTGTTGCTGATCTCTCTGCTACCGGAAACCAGGTTACCACGTCATAAACAGTTCCTCCGCTAATGTTTGCAATAACGGCAATGGTTTTATCACTGTAATATTTCAGAAAAACGTACTGGCTAAACTTATTCACCGGTTTCCCTTTCCGGGCCTGTTTCCATTTTGCCGTTACATCTTTTGTTATTTTATATACATCCTGCCGGGCATTTACCCATACTTCGTCGGGCAGTTTCAGCGTTTCGGCAGCGGCTTTCACAAATTGCAGTCGTTCAGCTATTTTGTTTTTGTGAGCGGCTTCCCAGGCTGTTACGTCGAATCCAATTTTCCGGTCGTTAAAATCGGTAAGGAATGTGCGGCCATTTTCGCGAGCCAGCCCTGCGGCAAACTCCGCGGTTGTGCCCTGGTAAACCGGGGCATTGCTTCCGGCAGCCTTGCGGTACTGTTCGAAGCTTTTCAGTCCGTATTCCCTGTAATTAACATTTTTCAGCCATTTGGACGCATTATCCGGAAACTTTGCAATATACTGCTGGTCGGCAGTGAAGATCTCTGGCAAAGCCGCACGGTTCACCCCAAACCCGGAAGCTGCAGAACGTTTCCATTCGTCGGTTTGCAGGAAAGCATCAACCCGGACACGGCTTTCGGCAATTTCAGAATCGGTTACCTCATGACGCATACGGGGCACAATGTAGCACCGGCATTTCCATCCGTTTGGAGGCCATATTTTATTCCAGCGGACATCATCGGCAGGCAGTACAATGCCGTCAATTTCGCGGTGCTCCTGCCGCACTTTGTCGTCGCCAACTGTTTTGTACATCCAGATATTGAACAACTCTTTTTTGCTGTTAAGCCGGTTATATGTTTCTGCGCTTTCACTTATCAGGGTTGCGGTCTGGTATTCGGTACGCTGCCAAGTTTTATTGAATACGTCGAGTTCGGCGCTGGCCATTCGGTGAAATTCCTCAAAACTTTTTGCTTCCCGGTACAGTTCGTTCAGCCGCTGGCTTTCGGCCAGGGTTTTTGCTGCGCTGAACTGGAATATGTTCAGCTCCTGTGCGGTTCGAAAAGCGTCGGACTGGTATCCGTAAGTGAAGCCGAGATCGGCCATCCGGACTGCCTTTTTGCTAAGCGCTGAAATAAGATCGTTGCTTATCCATTCGAACAGCTCGGGCATGAAGCCACCCTGGTTGATGGCGTGTTTAATAATGCGGTCGTGAAGTTGCTGATCATTCAGGTTGATGGGGAGAAATCCAGTTGCCCCGCCCTGCGGGGCTAATGCGAAAAAAGAGCGGACCCTTTCCAAGAATGTATGGTCGGCGTTTTCAATCTCTTCACCGTCACCCCCTGAGTCCATTCGTCCGCCTCCGGCGTACACCTTCCCTTGATAAGGGGAGGAAAGCCCACCCATACGCCTGGCGATTGGTTCACCGTTCTGCGGAACCGGGATACTGTATTTGTCATGCAAAAAGCTTTGCGGAATTTCCATAATATCAGAGAGCATCAACACATCATTGACTGAGAGTTCGGTAGCTGATTCCGGGAAAACGAAGCTACCGCCTGAAACAGGGAAGCCCCGTTTTTCCATAAGAGGCAAAACAATGTAATTAAGCACCCGTTGCACGTACCGCATGTCGGCTTTGTTTTTTCCTTCCTCCACCTCTTTGTGAACTTCGCCCAAGCTGCGGGCGCCGGTTTCGTTTTGAACTGTGGTCAGAGTTTGACCGAGAACGGTAATCAGCATCTCCTCGTTACATGCCCGGCGAAAATCGTTGTAGGATGTACCTGAACTTCCACTGCCGGTGTTGTTGGTAGTTTCCACCTCGCTTTCCTTCGGTATTACCACGTAAGGAGCAGAACCGGCCTGTTCGAGCGCCTGTTCAAGAAGCTTTCGGCTCTCCGAATCGTAGCTGCTATACTTCCCTACCCTTTGGGGCATGCCGAATATTTCAAGCCATTGTGCATAATCTCCGAATCCTCCCCGTTTCCAGATGGCAAACGGCGCAGTTTTCAGCATTACGCCATATTGCCGTGGTTTGCCTAATATAAGGAGGTGGTCGTCGCCCTCGTAAGGTATACCCTGTGCATCGAAGGCATTGCGCAGGATGCTCCGGCTTTCGAGGCCGATGTGCTGCGCAGGTATCGGCTCAAACCGGAACCCGTCGGTAAAATTGAACTCCCCGCCGCTGCGCCCCCAGAACACCCGGTTCATTATTGTTTTTAGCAGTTCTTCGAAGTCGGTACTGTCGATAATATCGAACATCTCTACAATCTCTTTGCCGTTCGCGTCCTGGAATGTAATGGCTGAATTGGTAACCGCCATAATACGTTTATCAATTGCATCAGATAGCACCCCGTCAATAAGCAGGTCTTCGTACAGGTCGTAAAGTTGTTTCATCCGGCCCATATCGGCCGCACGCAGGGCGGTGCGCCATTCGCCCACGTCGATGCTTTTGCGGGTAGGCGCTTTGATTATGAGCTCCTGGATTATTGTTTGTTGTTTTTTTGCCATATTGCTGAATTTAGAAATGCTGTGTTTTTTTCGGGTTGCTGCCGAACTTAATTAAAGCGGCCGTTTCGTCGGGTTTTTCGGGCAGGTCGGCGGCCACGTCGCCCTTTTGCACGGCTTTCAGCCAGCTTATTGCCCGGTCGTAGCGGTCCTGCCGCAATTCCAGTTCCATCCCGGCATTGCACAAAACAAGGAAGTGCCAGGTGGCAATATCCTTAACAAAGGTTAGCAGCAGAGCATTGCGGCTGCTGCCGGTTGCGGCAAAGGTGGCGGCCACGTCGTAGGCGGCGAGGTAGCCGCGTGCTTCGGCAATTGCCGCATCGATGGCCGCCTGCAGGATGGTCGAGTCGCCACGGCTGATCACCTCCACGTTTTCGTTGTAGAGGTGACTTGAGAGTTCGGATGTTGTTAAGAATGCCATATCTTTTTTATTACAGTTGCAATAGTTCCTCCCCGGCCAGCGTTATCCCCATCAGTGTATCGAAGAAGCACATAGGTTCTAATTTCGTTACATTAACATTGCGGCTCCATTCACCGTTGCGTTTTTTTGCCTGTATTTCACGGCGGCTCAACACCTGGTATTTTTGTTTTAAAAAATAAACCCGATAGCGTTTACCGTTTTTGCGGCAAAGACGTTCTGCACGGCGGATTGCTTTTTTTAAAGCTCCTGGCCGGCCTTTAAAACGTATATAAAGACTAATTAAATGGTTTATCAATCGTTTTGCAATCATGGTTCCAATCGTCTCCTTGTTGAACTATTTCCAAAGTTTCACCCTCTGCAACCACCGGTTAATGTACACCCCCGCAAACGCCACGATAATGTTACAGGTTATATCATGCGGTGATGGTCTGCTATCGTGCAGGAACTCTTTCGCTATGCCGATACCAAGCGTAAACCCAAATCCGATTACTTCTGCTTCGTTTTTTCTGATATTGAAATCTCTTGCCAATTCAATGCTTGCGGAAGTAATGGCAATAGAAGCAACCAAATGAGCAGCCTTATCCTGTTTCAGCCATTCGTTGCGCAAGTCGTTAGCTGACGAGCTGAATGAAAAGAATATCAATAATATGGTTACAATTATCTTCAAATCTTTACCTTCATTTTCAACACTTCCCCATCCTTCATACAAGCCATTGCTGACTTTGTACCTTCTTTTGTTTCAGAAGTTTCAGGATTTTTTTGTCCATAACTTCTGTAAGAGTGAGTTCCATTTTCCGTTTTTAAAAATTAGTAGTTTCATTCTGCTTCGTTTTCGGTTACTTCAATCTCAATTACCTGCTCAATACTTTCATCGTCCTTTGTTGCAATTGTCAAAACCCTGTACACATTATCCCCGTCTGTGTCTTGTGGGTCGTTAAAGTCTGGTGGTTTAAGAAACTTCAGTTCGTTTCCTTCAATTTCAAAAAGTTCATTGTCGTAGAAAAACTGAAGTAAGGGAGGAAATGTCAACAATATCTCAATGATTCCTTCTTCAATCGGTAAATCAACCCCATTTAGCAAATCAAACGGCAAATGAACATCAGCAATTGGAACAACATCTAAAGGCGGAGTATATGAAACAAAAACCAAATTTGTATAAACCCCTGAAGTTGTGCCTTTAATAATTACAAACAAGTCTATCACATCATAATCCACATGGTCAAGGTTGAAGATTAGTTCTGTGGTATCTTCGCCTTGCTGATATGTGAGTTCTTCAGAAAATTCCGTTAAATTACCATGGGATAATAATTGAATAACTTTATAATACCACGTTACAGTATTAATGGCTGCGCTGTCTGGAGTGATTGAAATGTTTGTTGGGGCAGGAGCTTGTTTTCCGGCAGGGATTGGATGGTATTTAATTGGAATAGTTAACGTATGTGTCACATAATTGTTATATTCCAATGATATAAAAGGCATCACCATTATATTTTTCCCTAGAATTTTACTTATGTCATTATAACTAAAGTTGGAAATTGAAGATTCATCAGGCGTTGGACCAAGAAAAATATCAAATGCATTAGCCCAAAACGGTTTTTTAGTACCTAATCCGGTAATATATATAACTGTTGTGCTATCACCAATAACAAAACTTTTCACATCAGAGATTTGCGACCTAAATTCTTGAGATTCACCCAAGAGTTTCTTATACATACATCTATAATACCACGTTACAGGGTTATCCCCTACTACATCAGGAGTTAATACAATCTCTTCCGGTGCAGGAGCAGGATATCCAAGCTGAATATCTGCACCTTCTTTGTTCGCTTGAAGCAAAATCCTTTCATCTGAAGCCTCTAAATATTTATGTCGTGGAACGAGTTTCAAGCCAGTAATAGGATTGATGAGTTCTTTTACTTTGTCAGCAAACTGTCTGAACGTAGCTTCTCCAACTTCCACTCCTTTTCTTTCAATAGTTTCCTTAATTGCATCTCTCGTGCCTTTGATGTAATCAAGTTTAGCCTGTGCATTTTCTAATTCGCTCATGCTATAATTATTTCGTTGTTAATGTCGTCAAGCTGTGTATTCATCTCTGAAAGCGTAGGGACTCTACCCCTATAAACCGTATCTTCAGTATTCGTCAACAGATTCAGGCTCGTAATTATTCCCGAATAATCAACTACCGGAGGCGAAGGTTTCAACAATGTCCCAAGTTGAACTCTTGCGGAACTTCGCTTACCTACCCGTATGTTATTGATGATAAGCATCACTCTGCGGGTGTTATGGTTTGCCCTGTGCCCCAGTAGACGTCGTAGAGTGTGAGGTTAATGGCATTTGCCGAAATTTTGCGGATTGCCGCCGGGGTCCACTCATACAGCATTACAGGAAGATCAGCCGCCAGGTTGTCCTGATTGAGCGTGCATTGCACTATTAGTCCCAGGCGATTGTCTTCAATTTCATCCTCAACAGGCCGACTTATAACACCTGCCTCAACCGAATTTTTCGGGATGATGATGATAGAGAAGGGAATGTTTGATTTCCCTGGTTTAATTTCGAAGCCGTTTGCCAGGCTTGCAATTTTACCGTGCGCACTTATGCGCCCGGCATACATTTCGTCGCTTACATAACCCTTTTTCATTGTATGAGGTTTTTAAAATTTTCTTAAGCCTTTTCGTTGTCCTATCTTGTAATTGCCTGCGGTAAGCGCAGCCAGTTTTTCGATTACGATCCATACTCCACCCTCCACACAGTCGGGCCCGTCGGCAGGGGCTTTCATTTGCGCGTTAACCAGCAAAAACTGTTCTTCGAGGCGTTTCATGTGCGGATTACCCCGTTCGGCCTCGTTCAGTACCAGCATTCCCTGCCGATTCAGCGGCTGCAAGTTTCCTTCAATACGGCTGAACTTATCTGGCTTTTTCCGGTTGTCTGGCACAATGCCAATCACCCCGTTATCTTTCGCCTTTTTTGCGAACAGCGGAATAAAAACCTGTTCGTAGAAGGGGTCCTGAAAGGTATTGTTTTCAATGTAGTTATATACCTGTGTTTTTTCGCCAACATAATCTTTGAGGTAATAATACCAGTTCACGAATTCATCGTTCACCACGTGTTCGAGGTAGCCGGTTATAACATAAAATTTCCCTTCATAAAACCCGATTAAAAACAGTGCTTTAAAACTACCTTTCACGTTTTTTGTGTTTGATGGCGCTGGGTCGCCCTAAGCAATCAAAAAACGAAACTTAGTGAGCGGTGGGACCGGCGCCCAGGTCATTTGGGCAAAAATATCGCCTTCGCTGAGCGGATTGTTGAAATATTCCTTTTGGCCGCTGGCTGTACTCACTAGATTCAGGATGTGGTCGATGTCTTCCTCGCTGTTTTTTTCGGGCCATGTGCTTTTTCCGATTTTATTCCGAATATTAATTATATCAGCATGGTTTGCCATTTTAATGGCGCGGGTAATGCAGCAATCTCTGGCAATTATATTTCCGTTGAAAATAATTCGGTAATTGCCTGACACAGATACAGTTGGTATGAGAGCCTGTTCAATCCAGTTCCATTTTTTTGTAATCCGTTCTGGGTTGCGGGTTTCTTCATCGGTATCAATATCATCCACAAGAATAAAGTCGGGGCGCCAGCTTTCGTTACGTGTTCCGCGTGGACTTTGCCCTGCTCCCAATGCGCGGAATGCCACGCCGCCCATTGTGGTGAACTCACCGATTTCCCACTTTCCGGGTTTTTCCTGAAACCCATAATCATTCCGGATACGCAGATTGCTCTCGAACTCGATCATAAATGGGAGCAGCAGCCGTTCGGCATTTTCATGGCTGTTGGAAATAAGAAGCACGTTGCGGATTTCTCCGGTAAGGGCCATATACATTACCTCCATCATGCTGCGAACGCTTTTTGCCAGCTCACGGCTCCAGGCTCGCACTTCGTACCAGCGTTTATTATTTAAAAGCCGCCTGGTGGCGTCGCGGTGAAATTTTGCTGATTTGCACTTGTAGTAATGCGGAAAGTAATACTGAAACCAACCCTCAGGATTGCTTTCAAGCATAGCTACACGTGACTGCTTGTCGAACTCGCTCTCAAACGAATCCACAGTAGTAGCTTCCATAACCTGGCGACGGAAGTACTCCCATTGTCTCAGGGCATCGCGGTCGTTGAGGTTGAGTCGTTTCATTTAATTCGGCTTTTGATGAATGAATCGAAAAGTGGTGTGAGTTCCTGTGCCTGGGTTATATTGAACCCGCGCAACCAGTCGACGAACGACCGGAATGTGCTGATAATGTCGGCCAGTCCAATGTCGTTTTCCATTTTTTCAATAGCTACGGCTAACTTGCTGATGGTGTCAGCCTCGGAACTGGTTGCATATCGTTTACCCTCTTCTCGTTCGGCAATGGCTTTGTTAATTTCGGATAGTTGCTTGTACATGTTTTTTAATTGTTCCTCTTTCGTTATGGTAATTGAAACTTTCAGCTCCTCCCATTTTCCCAAATTAACCCACTTACTCATGGTTTGAACTGAAACACCTATCCGTTCGGCAACTTCCTTTTGTGTAATGTTTTCTTTCGTGAACAGCAGCTGGGCCCACTCTTTCTTTTGCTTATTGGTAAGTCCGACCATGCTCTTTTTTCTCACGAAACTACTTTTTAGGGGTTTTATACAGAAATAATTAACCAATGGTTAAGGAATATCCATTAATCTTTAAGAACTTTTTTGTTCAATTGAACTGTTGCTTTTTCCTTTGAGAAAAAGTAAACCCGATATGGCCGTAAAAAGTTTCATATTACACGATGAAAGCGTAAACACCCGAGGGTTTCGACTTCTCACATCCGGTGCTAATTTGGAGGAGTTTAAAAAAAATCCGGTGATGCTACTTAATCACAACGACTATAGCATGCCGATAGGACGCTGGGAAAACATTCGCAAGGAAGGCGGTAAGATCATTGCCGATCCAGTGTTTGATGATCAGGATGTTACCGGCCGCGAGGTGAAAGGCAAAGTTGAACGTGATTTTATCCGCATGGCCAGCATAGGCGCCTGGCCCCCGGAGGAGGTGGATGACAACCCGGTGATGAAACTGGAAGGGCAGCGCGGGCCTACGGTTACCAGGTGGACGGTTCGCGAAGCTTCTATTGTAACCATAGGCGGAAACCACAACGCCATGGCGTTTTATGATCGTACAACCGGCGACCGTATCGACATGGACGACGAGGAGATCCTGATAAGGCTTTTTGATATACCTGCAAAATTCAATTTTAAACGTAATAACATGAAGGAACTCGCTAAGATTCTGAATCTGGCCGACACCGCAAGCGAAAGCGATGTGGCAATGGCAATGCGGCAGATTGTAGCTGACCGCGACCGCCTGAAAAACGAAAACACGATCCTCGCCGACCGTATTGACGCTGTAAACAAGGCTGAAAAGGACAAACAGAAAGCCGAGGCCATAGCGCTGGTTGACGCAGCGGTGAAGGATGGACGGCTGGATGCAAAAGCAAAAGACAGCTACCTGAAGCTATTTGATGCCGACCATGAAAGTGCAAAGGCAACTATTGAAGCGCTTTCAAAGCGCAAAAGCGTTGCCGGACAACTGAAGGATGCTGAAGACAACAATGCCGTTGAAATGGCCGACCTGCAAGAAAAGGACTGGAAAACCCTCGACATGGAGGGCAAACTGGTGCTGCTGCGCGACAAGTACCCGGACTTGTACAAGTCGAAATTCAAAGCCCGTTTTGGTATAGAACCTAAAATTATCTGAAAATGACCTGGATTAAAAAAGAAAGTGATGGAACTCATAAGGAATTCAACTTCGTTGCCCCGGCCAGTGCCGATGGCTCCGAAGAAGTTTTGTTCCCGATTGGCAAAGTAGCTACTCCGGATTACAGATCAACCATTGCCGTGGATGTTACACAAATGGAAACTTTTTTGCAACCGGGCGCTCTGACCGGAAATCTTACCATTAATCTGACTATTGATGAACAGGTGACAAAGGGTGCAAAGCTGCATCTGAAACTGGCAGCATCAGGCGCTGCACGGGCTATTACCTTCGGTACCGGCTTCGCCGCCACACCAGTGAGCATTTCCGTAAGTTCCGGCAAGGTTGCCTACATGAGTTTCGTTTTCGACGGGGCCGCTTTTTTGCCGATGTACGAAATTCCTACCTAACGTTTATTAACTAAAAAAGCTGATTCAATGAAGAAAGTATTGATGATTTTTACCGCGTTGCTATTCAACGTATTTGTTGGCGGAGCAATTGCTGTTGCCACAGGGTTTAATCCAGTTGCCGTAATGGGTGTTGGATCTGTTCTTTCATTTGCACTTCCAAATATTCCCGGAGCGTTGCCTATAGCTTTGCAAAAGGAAATTTGGATGAGTGCAATAGTGGAAAGGCTGTTTGCAGATGATTCATTCCTTTCGAAAGCATTTAATGCCGATGAATTTGTTAAAGCCGGTAAAACCGTTCACATTCCAAATGCGGGAAGTCCGAGTAATGTGGTTAAAAACCGCAAAAATTTTCCGGCTATGGTAAAACACCGGGATGATGTGGATTTGACTTTTGATTTGGATGAATTCACCACTGATCCTATTCGCATCCCTCATGCCGATACCATTGAATTGAATTATAATAAACGAGAGAGTATACTGGGCGGCGATAGGCGAAAACTGGCAGAGGAAATAGCAAATGATATAGTATATAAATGGTCACCATCGTCATCCTATACTAAAAGGACAACAGGCGATTCGGTTGAGGCTCATGTTTCAGGATCAACGGGCAACAGGAAAGCCTTTGTGCAGGATGACATTCTCGCAGCAATGAACCAGTTTAACAAGCAGGACATTCCGCAGGAGGACCGGTATATGTTAGTTGATGCCGTTATGTACGGACAATTGCTTGACAGTTTAACTGATAAAGAATCACATGCATTCTTTGCTTCTGCAAACATTGCACAGGGTATTGTAGGAAAACTGTGGACATTCAATATTATGATGCGTTCAAAATCCGGCCGATATAATTCAAACCTAGCTCCAAAAGAATGGACAGCACCCGGTACAACTACCGACCACGGTGCGGTTCTGGCATGGCATATTGACAGTGTTTGCCGCGCGCTGGGCGAGGTGAATATGTTTGATAACATCAGTGATCCCACCTATTATGGTGACATTTACAGCTTCCTTGTACGTGCAGGCGGACGCCCCATGCGCAAAGGAGGTGAAGGATTGCTGGCTATAGTACAGGATACTGTTGCACAAACCTAAAAATTCAACAACATGAGTGAAATACGAAGCATCGGGTTGACTTCGATCAAAATTGGCGATATTGCAGAAGATGGCGGCATGGGGCAAACACTCTCCCCTCTTGGTGTAACCTTTCAGGACACTGCCGAACTGGTACGTGATGATCCGGAAATTACTGAGATTTACTCGGAAGAAAACGATGAGCCGGAGGAAGTTGTTGAAGTGAAAGGAGCGGCTCGTGTGAGGTGGAAGATCATGAACATTGATCCCAGTGAGGTTGTGAAGGTGTTGGGTGGTTCGGTAAGTAATGGCGTTTATTTTTCGCCGGTGGCAAAAGATCCGATTGAGAAATCGGTTGAAATCATAACAAAAACCGGACTGAAAATTGAAATTCCCAGGGTGAAAATTTATGCGAAGGAGAATTTTCAGTTCAGGAAAAAGGGTGTATTGCTTATTGATATTGAGGCAAGGATATTGACGCCCACCAAAGCTCAAACATCCCCGATAAACTGGGAGCAAATTACATAGTATGAATGAAACCGAGCGACTTGCAGCCGAAACAATTCTCGAAAAAGGGGTGAGGGTAAAATTGCCCGCCCCTTTTTTTTTAAGACCATTCTGGCCTGAAATCGGTCTTAAAATCAGACAGCCTAAGTATGGGACATTGTTACACGTTGCACAGTTAAGTTTAAAAGCCGGATTTGATGTTACAAAACTTGAAACCGGTGAATTTGCCGAAGTGCATGCGCTTTATGATCAATACCTGAAACCGCTCTCGCGCATTATAGCTGTACTTTTTTTGAACTCAAAATGGGGAATAAGACTGTTTTCCAGGATAATGGCCCTATGGCTGATCTGGCACCTTACACCCAGGAAGATGGCAGAGATTACAGTTGTTGCCGTTGCCTTTTCAGGTTATGAGGATTTTACGACTACTATCAGATTAATAGGGGCGATGCGGATGAAAGCTACAGCCCCGAGGAATTTGAGCCACGAGAAAAACGGGAGTTAAAAGGCCGGATGGAAGGTCTTCATAGCCCGTGGGGTACAATTTGGAGCATTGTCTCTGCGACCGGCTGGAGTGTGGATTATATCCTTTGGGGTATCAGCTGGATGAACATACAGATGATGATAGCAGACGCTCCGCATTATGTTACAGGCGATACGCCACGGCGCGGAAAGCCTATTGAAAATGAAGCTGATTTGGCAATATTTTTATACTAAAAAAATGGGAATAGGGCCTGTTGATATTGAATTTGTACTGAAGGGCGACGTTGATAACAAGATGAAAGAAGTGAGCGCAACGATAAGGGGCGAAGGCAAGGCGATTGATGACCAGTTCCGCAGGCTTACCGGCGCCGGTTCCGTGGCTTTTGAGGCATTATCTAAGTCAACACAGTTGCAGGCTATGGTCCTGCAGAAGGTGAATTCCGCGATTGACGAGAATGCGCGACGACAGGAACTTCTGAACAAAAAGCTGAATGAAGGAGCAATAAGCTCACAAGATTATCAAAAGGCAATGGCTGCCCTGGCTGTGGAAAAGATGCAGCTTCAATCGCAGGCTGCCAATCTGCAGAACCAGGTAGGGAAGGAAATTGAATTGAACAAACTTGTATCTGGTTCAATTGCTGAAATGACCGAGCGCCTTAACCGCTTAAAAGAAGAATACAAGAACCTTTCTGCTGCCGAGCGTGCCAGTACCGGTGGACAATTGCAACGAGAGATGACAGAGCTCTCGAAAAGCATTACCGAGGCCGAGACGGCTAATATGGGATTTATTGATTCGTTGAAAGCTGCTCCCGGGCCCATCGGATCAACCGTATCCGGTATTGAAAGAATGACCAGTGCTTCCATGCGATTTATTGCTACACCCATCGGCGTAGTTATAGCCGCCATTGCTGCAGGTTTAATGGCCCTCACCAGCTGGTTTCGCCGCACCGAGGAAGGGCAGAATTCCTTGGCAAAAGCATCAGGGTATTTTAAACAAATCCTTGACGGCCTGCTTGATGTAGTCGATAAAGTGGGGAAATTTATTTACAAAGCCTTTACTGATCCGAAAGAAGCCTTAAGTGACCTGGTTGATTTTTTAAAGGGGCAGGTAATATACCGGTTCGAGGCTTTAGGAAAGATGGCATCGGCGATAGGAAAGATGTTTACAAAGGACTGGAAGGAAGGCCTCACTGAGATGGGAAACGCAATGCTGCAATTTCAGCTGGGTGTTGATGATGCAGGCGCGAAGCTCGCGCGTTGGGGATGGGAGATGGCCGACAATGCCCGGAAACGTGCCGAGATTGAAGATAAGTTGTTTAAACTTCGTATAGAGGAACGAAAAGTTAATGAACAGATTGCTGCCAGCGAGGCTAAAATTGCCGAATTACGTTTCAAGGGCCGCGATATTGAATTGTCGGAAAAAGAGCGTCTTGCAGCACTGAAAGAAGCTCAGAAACTTATAGAGGAGAATTTTCAAAAAGAAATTGATATTGCTATCAGACGGCGTGACCTGGTTAAACAACAAAAAGAGTTGTCGAACTCCAACATCGAGGATAATGAAGAGGTGAGCCGCCTGACGGTTGATATTTTCCAAAAACAAGCTGCAATGTCCATTGAGCTGCGTTCACTTATGCGCGACATGAATGCACTTACCAAGGCCGTGAATCATGCTACTGTGGTGGGTGTACAGGCATTACAGCAGGAACTTGAACAATTACAAAAAAAAAATGCTCGATGCTAATTCTGAACAACAGAAAGGAATTGCAAAGCGGATAATTGAACTGCAAAAGGAACTGGAACTGCGGGTGAAGATAGCCGATGAGGTGTTGCGAGCTACCCGTGCGGCTATGTATGGAAGTGATTTGATGCCGGAACGGATGAAGCCGATAACTACCGACATTGATAAAACAATGGAAGCCACCAAAAAGGTGGTGAAGGAAACCACACTGGAAATAGAAAAACTTGGCAAAAAGATAAAAGAGAACGAGGAGAAAGTGAAGACCTTGCAAAAGGCATGGGGTGATGAGGATGTTAAGGAATTTTCGGCCATTTCCAGCCATATTCTTGAAATTACCGATCGCATTACCGATAAATATAAAGAGCAGCTTCGTTTAACCGAGCAGCAATCCCAGCACCTGCAGGGCGCATTGCGTATAACCGGTGGCATTGCTGACCTTGTGAGTGGCAACTACATTCATGGGGCCACCAAGATCATTGATGCTGCACTGGGATTATTCTTGAAAATTCCAGAGGAGATGAACGTGCGTTTTGAGACATTACAGGAAAACGTAGAGAAAGTATTGCGCAGCATAGATATGGCTTCCAGGTCCATGGCCAATTTGGGAAATACCGATATACTACAAGCGCTTGGCGTAGTGAATGCTCAAATGAAAGAAGTAGCTAAGAATGCCAGGAAACTGAATGAAGAGCTGGCTAATAAAAGCTATGGTTCCAATCGCAGGGGAGGAACATCAGTAATTTACGGCAACATATCTCGTGATGTGGCCAATTTGAGTTAAGAAATTGAGAAACTTACAACCAAGTTGCTAAAAGGAAACCTTAGCGATGCACAACGTAAAGCGATTGAAGCGGTTTTATCCAGTTACAATACTCTTTTTGCACAGATTGATCAAATTACCCGTGACCTTACCGGCACAACCGTAAACGAACTGGCCGACAGCCTTGCACAGGCTTTCCTTATTGGTATTGATGCTGCCGAGGACTTTGGTAAAGCTGTAGATGACATTATAAAGCATGTAATTACCAGGCAGCTTACCGCCTCCATGATTGCAGGGCCGGTGCAGCAGGCTATTGACAAACTGATTGCTGACACAGAAGGCGGCCTCACAACTGAGGAGGCGGAATTGTTCAAAAAAACCATTGAGGGGCTGGCCGAGAGTGTTGGCCCGGCCTTCAATGAAGCCAGGAAAGCACTAGAAAGTATCGGGATTAGTTTTGGTGACGGGTCAAACGCCCGCGGAATGGTCGGCGCAATTCGCGCACTTACTGAGGAAACCGGCGGCATGATATACGGGCAAATGATGGGTATCCGATACGATATTAAGGACATTATACGCATTATAAGCCGTAGTGATGAAGATGTACAGAGGAACCTTAGTTATATGGCAGAGATTGCAATTAATACGCGCCACAATGCGAAATTAAACAGTATTGATGACCGATTGAGGGAAATGAATATTTATTTAAAAAACATTTAAAAATGATCAAAATTGTAACTTTTACACCCGTATGGCAACGCCCCGAAATTTTTGAGATTTGCCTTGCCGGGCTGGATCGGCTTAAAAATTACAAGCCTGAAAGATTCGAAATACGTCCGTTTTTCATCGTTTCCGAAAACAGAGCTGCAAAGCAGGTGGAGCGATATGGGTTTGATTACATTTTATGGCAAAACCAACCGCTTGGGCAGAAAAAAAATGCCGGATTGAAATATGTGATGGAGAATTACGATTTCGACTATATGATGGAGCTTGGCAGCGATGATATTATCACTAACGAGTACCTGGACTTTGTTGAATCGCGCATGAAAAAAGGCTCTATGCAATTTGTGGTAGATTGTGTTTACTTCGTTGATGTGCTTACCGGTAAAACTGCTTGCTGGACAACGGATAAGATAATAGGCCTGGGACGTTGCCTGCACCGTGATGCACTGGAACTTTTTGCTCCGGATTATGAGTTATGGGAACCGCAGCGAAACATGGCAATGGATGGCTGTTCATGGATGAACCTGATGGCAAAGAATGTATTTTGCGAGTTGCTTTCATCGCGCCGGTATTTTACACTTGATATAAAGTCGGATGTGAACATTAATCACCTCGATTCGTTTGTGCCGCATTACACTGCAACAGATGAATTGCTTTGTCACTTTCCAGAAGGTGATTTAATTGTGGGTTTGATTGAAAAATACAAAAAGGAAGGAATACCTGAAAAAATTTTGGAGGCGCACTCAGAGCGAAGCAGGTTGATTGATGAGGAAAAGAAATTACTGCAATTATTAATTAATGAAAATTAGCGGTACCGATATAAGCGAATATGGGCTCAGACTGCTGAAACTGACAGATTACTACAACCTTCCTGCCCGGAAACAAATATTAGGCATACCGGCTTTCGGTGATAATGACATTAAATATGAACCCAGGCGGGCAGTTGTAACTCTGTTCGGAAAGTATAAAGATCAGGATGATCTTGCAACGGCTGTAAACGGTTTCCGTAGACTGATGCAAAGCAATACACAACACGACATCGTCATTGGCGGAAGAAATGTCAGTGTAGTAGGTGTGCCAATCGAAGGTTTTAGAACAACTGTAAAACGGAATACTGTAATTATTGACATGGTGATGGTAATTTGGGAAACGTGAGAAAGTAAGAGTATGTGGAAATTAGATGACATAGATTTTAAAACCTACCATGTACGTGTAACCCGGGCAACCGGCGTACTCGACATGCCGCGTTTGCTTGATAACAGCCACGACTGGCTCGATTTGGACGGACGCGACTATTGGCAGCCAATTACAGATTTGAAATACCATGACAGGGAAATTGTACTGAATTGTTATATAAAAGCCAACTCAGAAGCTCAATTTAAAAGCCGTTTAAATGCTTTTTTCGCAGCGTTGAAAGCTGAAGGGAAACGCACCCTTGCACCACCTTACGGCGATCCGGTTGAGTGCTACCTCGACAAACATGTATTGATTGAACGAAAAACCAAATATGTAACCAACTACCAGATTGGCGTTTTTGTTTTGCGCTTTACGGTTCCTGGCGATCCGGCCGCGATTGAAGTGACCATTAAGCGTTGGACCGGAGAGCAAAACATTGATGTAACTACTGTATTTTCATCGAACCTTCGTGTTCAGAAAGCCTTGCAGGGAGATATCTATTCAACAATCTCATTTGAATCGCCTGAAAAATTGGAATTGAAATACTTCGATTATATTGAAGTGAACTCGAACGGTAATAATAAAGATATCTTCCACCTCGCATCTGAACCTAATTACCGGAAACAATCGACAAACAAGTACATCTATGATCTTCGACTTGAACATCAGGGAACCTGGCTGGGTAACTCTCAGTTTTTGAATTTGAATAATGAATCTGATTTTTTCATACACGCCAACCTGGAAGAGATAATTGAAATAATTATAGTTAACCATAATCGTAGTTGGTGGAATAACTTTCATAAAGGTAGCATTGAATCTACCGAACGCAGGTTGCATAAGTTCAGCGGGGAGGACTGCCTTAGCGTGTTACGAAGGCTATGCGCTGAATATAAACTTGAATATGAATTTAAATATATCCAGGCAGGAAAATACTATATTAATGTAGCTGAACAGGTTGCCAATGACAGGGAAGTTACATTGGAATATGGTAAGGGCATGGGTTTATATGAACTTAGCCGTGAACCTTTTGATAAGAATGACCTTTGCACGATTTTGTATGCATTTGGCTCAAACAAGAATCTGAAACCAGGTTACCGTGGAGGATTAGGACGGCTTAGCTTCGATAATAATCCGCTTTCTAACAACCAAGGGCTACATGATGGAGCTGGACCACATGAACGCACCGTGTTTTTCGATGACATTTTTCCGCAACGAACCGCAGAGGTGACGGCTTATGAACAAAAATTAACCGAATCGTTAACCCCTGCTGAAAAGTACCGCCATCCGAATGGAATCTACAAGCTTACCGACAGCAGCCTTAATTTTAACCTTAATGATTATCTGCTTGGAGGATTGTTTGCAAAAGTAAGAATGAAGACTGGCAATCTGGCAGGCTATGAATTTGAGATTCAGATGTATGATCATGACACAAAAGAGATGTTCCTGATACCGTTCAAGGATGAGCGGGGTGACATGTTTCCAAATTCACTGCTCACCATCACTTCGGGCGATGAGTACACTTTGGTTGACATAGATCAGCCTGAAAGTTATGTTGCAATTGCTGAGGCAGAACTTGAATCGGCTGCAGAGGCTTACCTTGCCAATTACAGTATTCCGAAATTTCCATACCGCTGTATAGTTGATCCGGCATATATGATTGAAAATCCGGGAGGATTCGAGGTTGGCGACAGGGTAACCATTGTGGATGAAGATTATGGCATCGACGGTTTGTTTCGCATCAGTAATCTTACTTATGATGTTTACCGGAAAACTTACGAGTTTGTACTGAGCGATGTTGCCAGGCTCACACGCAGGCAGCAGATGGAAATGCGTATTGACACAATAGAGCGTGCACAGGAAGCCATGCGAAAAGATCAACCTGAAAACACCAGAAAGGATGTTGAGACTACGAATGAGCTCCGTAATAGAATCCTTCATCCAAACGGCGATTTCATAAAATGCGATCCACTTTTCCGCAATGAAAGTATTGATCCAAGGATGTTAGCCTATGATACAGGAGTGCCGCAATTTTATCTTTCCGATTCATTGATTGAGACAAACATAGACAATGACGAGGATAAAGTAAGGATTGAGGGCGGAACGATTTCAATTTCAAACTGGGAAGGTGGAACTTTGAGCCGGTTTGAAATATCTAAGATGCGACAGGCTGGCATGGAGTACAATCCGACAAGGACATGGATCGTAAAGCCGACAACGTTAACACTTCCGACAAAAGAGGGATATTGGATTTACGCTAAATGTAATCTTAGGGCCGATCCAGGAGAAGGTGACGGATGGTCAAAAGAAACCGTAATTGTGGCTTATCCAGAACATCTTGAGGTAAAATTAGAAATTGAGGATCAGTGGCTGTTTTACAAGTGGGGACATATTTCGAAAGGAGGCGCATAATGAGGCACGCTTCAATGTTATGGGGAAACGTAAAATTGACGATGCGTTCTCTGGGGCTGATGAAAACCAGCAGGATGATTTATGATGAACACACCGAAGGAGAATGGGAAGTAACAGGAACTTGCGTAAATCCCGAATACGATGAAGAAATGTATTCCGGTGATGTTTCCTGCGCGGTTTTGGACATAGAAGATACGGCAGAGGTTATTTTCACAGCAGGAGAAACAGAAGGATTTCATAAACATTCGATGTTGTCCGGGTATATATACACTTTTGACGATGCGACCGGAATTATAAGCGCAGGATTCTATCTTGATGATGAACTTGTTTCCGGAATCGTTCAGATTGCAACTGAAAAAAACGCATGGAAACAGTTTGAAATTTATCTTGAGGATTTCAGCCCGAAATCCAATGATTTCAATCAACTGAAAATTTCATACAGTGGACTTGCACATGATGGGTTTTTGTTGGATTATATTAAACTTGAAAAAAGCATTGCCAGTCCGGCAATGGTGTTTAATCCTGCAAAAGACGGGAGAGAAGTTGAACTTCGTGAAAGTGATAATTGGCTTGAGTGGCGTTATGTTGATGAAGAAAACTGGACGCAGTTATATGAAATTCCGGGAGGCACGGCGACAGATGAATTGGTGAAATACGATGAAGGCGATCCAACGGCAGGGTATTTAAGCGAAAAAATTATTGCAGGAGAAAACATTTCCATTGATGAAGGAACAGAGGAAAACGAAAACAAACTTGTAATTAGTTCAACAGGATGTGGTGCAGGATTATCAGAAATTTCATTTGAATTTTGCGTACAAGCCGGAGAAGCGCAGACGTTTGACATTGATATATATGTTACTTCAGGTTATACGATAAGCAAGGCAATACTTGAAAGTGACGGTACATTGGAAGGAGTGAGTATTGACATTGACAGTACTCCGGTTGACGGGTTGGATGATATGGAAGTGAGTACGGTTGACGTTTTTTCAGCGACAAATAATAATGTTGCCGGAATAGGCAAAAGGGTAACGATTAACACTCCGGGGGTTGATAGTGACACGCCTACGGTAATTCGTGGAAAAATTGTTTTGGCATGATATTAACAAATTGCTTATGTCCGATTAAGGTCGAATGTGATTGCGGAAGGTTAGAGTTCGACTATTACAATGCAGAAGCCGTTTCTGTATTGGAAATAGGCAATTTGATTAATTTGAAAGTAGGGGAGTTAGGTGGGGAGTGTGAATTGGATGGATATGTGATTGACTGGTACATTGACGGGGAAAAGGCACTTGTTACGGGTGTTGGAGATGATCCCGATATACAGGCATTTCATCCATTTGTTGGGGAGGCAGCCATTCCGGTGATTGGTGGAACTTATACGCCTGTTGTGAGGTATATCATTTGGGAAGGAAAAAAGATTTTTCCGACACCAAAGAATTGCCAATACTGGTGTAAGTTGGAAATTGATTTGCCACTGATTGAAGTTGCTCGTTTAAATTGTAGTTCAACCAATATCTCAGGAAGTTATCAATACAGGTTAACTTATAGCTCAACCGATCCACAATCATTACCTGGAAGAATGATAGCATGGGATTTGCCGAGTGATTTAAGTATTAAGTACTTTGCTATACAATTTACGGGTTATGATATAGCTGACCAGATAGACGTTTATTTTAGAAATGATCAATTGTTAACTTCATGGATTATAGGTCGGGATGCAGGGTTTGAGTTTAATTCAATGCCATATGAAGATTCTACTATTTTTGAAAAGAAGTTTGTAATTGAATTGCCTGAATACGAAGAAGGAGATTTTCTGAAAATTGTAATTTCCCCTGCCGTAATTGCGAAAATTCCACAAACCAACTGGCGGGTAGATTTTAAGTGTTTAAATGACTCAAAGGGGTTTGACTGTGATTTTATTCCCGATTTCTTGCGGGAAATTGACCTGAGTTCATGGAGTTTTATTTTTAGCGAAGAAAATTGCAGAAGGGAATTTCGTGTGAACATGGTCAACCCCATTCCTAATTGGATTCATCCAGCAAGCGACCATTATTGGTTTTATTTATATGCAGGCATGGGAAATGCTTTTCACTCTCAAAGTATTGGTTATTCATTTTCAAATCCGGTAGCTGGAGTAAATTTAGCGCATAAAAAATCAATGTCTGACATAATCTACGCTTCATATGGTTTTAATTTAAGATATGCTTCTGTTGGAAATGTCAATCTAACCAAAAGTGGAGGGGTTTACACGTGGACGTTTGATGAAGCGGACGATTATAACGATGTATTAGGGAATTACAACGCCATTTTAGCATCAACTGCCTGGTCGGGAAGAGAGATGTCGGATAGTTCTAATCCAAATTATTACACATACCTTTATTGGGAATGGAGGGCAAGACCTGCTAATTGTGGGGACACAGAATTTACTCAGTTTTCATTATATTTTCATCACTTATCCACGATTGTTTTTAATGATACAGATGATAAATATACCCTTACGATTACACCTTATGCAATTACCAATGACTATGGAGATGAATCATGTAATGATTTAGTTACTTATATTGATGGTTTAGTCAGAGATTTGAATTTTACAATTTACCGCAGTGACCTTAATCAGGATTCATTGTGTTTTGAGCATAAAATGTTTTGTTATTGTCGTAGGTTAACAGGAGTTGTGAATAATATTGCTCAGAATAATTCGGCAGGGTTCTCTGTTGTAGCAAGAGGATATACTGCTCCCTGTTTACCATTAAATGGAACGTGTGTTCTTTCTACTGCGCTTTGGTATAAATACATCTGGTACCTTGGTGTGGATATTACATTAACAAAAGACCCGGAAACAGGGGATTTTCCACGTGATAGTGAAGGGGAATACGAAAGAGAACCATGTGAAAATTTTATACTCTATTCATGGATAGGTGAAGATGGGTGTCAAGTGAGTCGGGCGAACAGAATTAAATTACTTGAAATTGAGGACGGAGTACAAATTTATCCTGAGGAATAATGGGATGCAAAGATAAAATACGAGACCAAAGAATACTTGCTGAAATTAAGCGCAGAAAGGAAGCAATGATTGAAGAACCTGTATTTGAATATCTGGTTTTGAATGGAAGTCTATGGGAACTTCAATTTGCGGGGATTGAGGAAGAAAGAATTGTTTCAATTACAAGGGAGAGAGATGAGTTTTTAATAAAATTAAAAATATAAGTTAATATGCAACCAATAATGGCAAACCCAGACATTGAAACTCTCAAACTGACGCTTTGGATAGCAGGCGGCATAATAATTATGCTGTTAGGTGTAGTAGCTTACTTTCTTAAGCGTCAGATAACCGTATCTGAAATATTGACAAAAGCTGTCAATAACCTCACAACTGCCGTGACAGTGCTTGAAAGCCAAAACAAGGACAGGCACCCGGTTATTGAGCGCAGGCTCAATACACACGCAAAACGCCTTGATGAACACGATATTCGAATTGCACGAATCGAAACTACCTGTACACATAATCATCAAAAAAAATAGAGACATGAAAACAATTAAGAAAATTGCAAGTTTGCTGCGTAAAAAGAATGAATTCACCTTCATAATTGCGCTTATTGTCGTGATCTGGTTCGCCGGACCTCGTCTGTTTCGACTGTTCGATCCGCAAGCAGGGGAGTTCAGTATAGAAATATTGTACGTGCCGTTTATCGCCGGCATATATTTTTTCGTTGCCCTCTTATTCGTGTGGGCATATATTGCCCTTGTATGGCCAAAAGGCTACCAGATGCTTGATATGGTTTTTGATAAAACTGAAAAATTGGAGACATGGGAAAAATTACAGGTATTGTTGCGCTTGTTTGCCTGCTTAATTGCACTGTTCGCGGTGAGCCTTCTGGCTGTGACGGGGATAAGTGCAATAATGTAATTACTGAGGCGCAACCAAACATCAGGGCACAGGTAGTTGATACACTTGTCAGCTACCTTGGCGTTAAAGAGCTTACCGGCAATAACGACGGCCCCGAGGTTGAGATGTTTATCGCCAGTACCGGCCTTGATCCGAAGGGACAATACCCCTGGTGCGCTGCTTTTATTTCATATTGCTTTCAGGCGAACGGGCTGGCTGTGCCTCGTCATTCGGCCCGGGCCGCAGCGTGGTTCCCTCCTGAGAAGATCATTGCCGATAAGAAGGCAATAGAAGGAGATCTTTTCAGTCTTTATTATGCCAACTTAGGCCGAATAGGCCATATAGGCATGTACCTTGAACCATACCATAATCCAACACCTTACATTGTCACAGGCGAGGGCAATACAAACGCGCAGGGCAGTCGCGAAGGTAACCAAGCAGCCAAGAGATTCAGGCCACGCGGAGTGGTTAATAATAGCAGTAACTGGATTGATTAATTATATGAGCTATAATGAGAGGGGTGGATAATGAAGCTGAATAAAGCGGTTAGTGGTATCGTAGTTATATTATTGCTGTTATCCCTCGCTGGTAACTTTTTTCAGTACAAATATTGCAAAAAAGAAGTTGCAATTGAAACAGTTGTGCATCGCGACACAATTATAAGGGTTGATACCATTGTGCGCAATGTACGCTACGACTCAATTATACTCTACCCCAAGCCCGTCCACATTGATACGATTAATCGCATCCAGATTTATCGTGACACTATCTATCATTCACTTGGATGGATCGAGCGCGAAGAGATCGTGCATGGAGATCTCCTATCTAAGGGCATTGAGTTTGAATTCAATGTTTCTGAATATTACAGGACGCGTACAATTACTAATACCATCACAAAAACTGTGCAAAACGACCTATTGTATTGGACCGCTGGCTTGAGCTACAATAGAATTACAGGGATTCATCCTTCTATTGGAGCATCATATATCTTTAGAAATCATCGCAACATTATCAATGTGACTTATTCCTTCGACAATAGAATTGAGGTTACTGCCGGATTTCCTATTTCTAAATAATATCCTCAAGAATTCATAAAAAATATACATGTTTCGTTTTGAAATAATGCAGTTTTTGAATTGTCGATTATATTTACTTCGCTGAGCTACCTCGATGAGGAGGGGACCACCCTGGGTACCGCCGCCCAACGCTTTTCGACCCGTATCAACCTCGATTATCACCTTTCCAGGAAGCTTCTCTTCACGGTCAATTTCAGCTTTATTTCCAACGCCATTGACGGAAATGTCACCCTTGGCGGAAACAATGTCCGTTCCATGGCCTATATCAAGGCCCCCAACATGAGTATCTGGGAACGGGACCAGTACGGAAACCTGACCGGGGAGTATTTCAATCCCATCAACAGTTACCAGGGAAGCGGCTCCTCCTATTTCAACCCCGTGGCTGTGGCCACCCTGGGCCGTAACGACAGGGTTGAGAATTCCCTTGACAATACTTTCAGGTTGCGTTACACCATTAACAGCTGGCTGATTTTCAACGAAACGGTTTCTATCCAGTATACCGGAGCCAAGTCCAAGAATTTCCTGCCCTACAATGCGCTCGGGGCTGACTGGCTTGACTGGCAGATCAATAAAGCGGAAGAGAGCAACAACATCAATTCTTCGATCCAGACTGAGACGCAGTTGCTTTTCAACTCACCGTTCAAATCTTCAAAGCATGTGATTTCAGGGGCGGCCACCTGGTTTACCAACCAGTCGCAGTACGAATGGATGAACATCCAGAGTAACCGCACCCCCAGCACTGATATCCAGGATCCCGCCATCAATGCCCAGATCAACTGGATAGGAACTGGAATGGGAGAAGGCAGGGACATCGCTGCCACCCTGAATATGAACTACAAATTTCTGGACCGTTACGGAATCACCACTAATGTGAGAGCTGATGCCAATGCTGCCTTTGGAGCTAACAACCGGTGGGGTATATTTTCAGGGGTTTCGGGATTCTGGCGTTTTTCCAGCGAACCCTGGCTGGAAACCCTGGAATGGCTGGGTGAAAGTAAGCTGAAAGCCAGCTGGGGCCTTTCCGGCCAGCAGCCTGGAGACCCCTATGCCCGGTTTGCTACCTATGTTTCTACCACCAACTATATCGATAATACGGCCGTTATTCCCAGCAATATCCAGTTGAATAACCTCAAATGGTCCAATACCACCTCAACAAATTACGGGATTGAGCTAAATTTGTTTGACGACCGGGTTTTCCTGCAGGCCGACATATACAAGAAATTGACAACCGACATGCTCTTCAATAACTACAACATTCCCGGCAGTGCCGGTTTCACTTCCCTGCGGTTCCTCAACGGCGGAGAACTAGAAAACCGGGGATGGGAGTTAATGGCCAACTGGAGAGTGTTCAGGACCAAAGATTTCTCCCTTTTCCTGGATTTCAACACCTCGCGCAATGTGAACACTTTCAACATGGTACCCGAGAATTTCAATAAGGAGAGGAACACCTCCCTCACCAATGGGGCGTTTCCCCAATTGGTCAAAGAGGGTGAACCCATTGGCTCCTTCTACGGAATGCGTTATCTGGGGGTGTGGCCCAGCGATGAGGATGTGGTGGCACGGGATGCCAACGGCAATCCCCTGCTCGACGGGGAGGGCGAACCCATTCCGCTCACTTTTCAGGGATCCTATATATTTAAGGGGGGGGATGCCCGCTACGAAGATATCAACCATGACGGGGTCATTGACCTGAACGACGTGGTGTACATCGGTGACTCCAATCCCGACTTTATCGGGGGGTTCGGAGCTTCCCTCAAGTACAGGGATTTTGACTTTTCCTTCGGATTCCATTACCGTCTGGGCTTTGACATCGTCAACCGGGTGGCCATCAATACCGAGGGGATGCTTAACCGGAACAACCAGAGCAAGGCGGTGCTCAGCCGCTGGCGTGTGCAGGGTCAGGATGATCCCGGAATGCTGCCCCGGGCTTACCTCAACCATCCTGCCAACAACCTAGGGTCTGACCGGTATGTGGAGAAGGGAGATTTTATGCGGCTCAACAATGTTAAGTTCGGATACCAACTGCCCCAGAAAACTTGCAGCCGCCTGGGTCTGCGCAGCCTGAACCTGGCTCTGAGCGCCCGTAAACTCTTTACCATTACCCAATACTCGGGGCAGGATCCCGAGGTAGGCCAGAATGCCGCCGATCCTTTCTGGATAGGGGAAGACAATGCCAATACCCCTCCACCCAAAACATTTACTGTCAGCTTATTGGTCGGATTCTAAAAACAGGTGAAAAATGAAAAGGAATATTAAATATAGCTTGATCCTCCTGGCGGTACTGGCCCAGGTATCCTGTAATAATTG